ATGCAAACCGTTATTTTTGGTCGTTCGGGTTGCCCTTACTGTGTGCGTGCAAAAGATCTGGCTGAGAAATTGAGCAATGAACGCGATGATTTTCAGTATCAGTATGTAGATATTCGTGCGGAAGGGATCACTAAAGAAGATCTACAACAAAAGGCAGGTAAACCCGTAGAAACCGTGCCGCAGATTTTTGTCGATCAGCAACATATCGGCGGCTATACCGATTTTGCTGCATGGGTGAAAGAAAATCTGGACGCCTGATCGTCTGACAAGCCCTCGCGTTGAGGGCTTTACTGATTTTTTCTGTGCTGTGGTTTAAACAAACTACTGATAAATAAGAAACACAGTGCCCCCAGCGCACACCAGAACACCGCGCTTAGTAACCATGCCAGCTCTTGCCAGAATGAGCGCGTCGGTGAAAAAAACAGCCGCATAATGAGCATCGAACAGGGTGCCGCCAGCATTGCGCCAAACAGAGGTTTCAGGACTTCTCTACGCTGTGAAAAGAAGCTGGCGACTGCTCCAGGAAGAATGAAAAATAGCAAGCCGATTTCAGGATGCCCGGCAGCCCGAAAAGCGCCTTTCATGTGCGTCGCCAGAAAAAGGCACACCACAATGAAGAGGACAAAACAGCAGATTGCCCCCGCCCAACGTTGTTTATGTTTCACTCGTTCCTCCTGACACTGCGTCTATCGAACACATTTTTCGCCAGTGTGGCGTTCAGTAAGATAAAGCCGCTTCGCATTCCATGCTAATATAGGCCAACGCAATTCATATAGCCGTTGATACCTAATGTGATTACACTAGTAAAATATATTGTTACTTTACTATCGTTTAGGTGCGCTGAATGAATCTGCGCCCTGAATTCTGGTAAAAAACATTATCGTAAATTACCATTTCTTTCAACAGCTTACTAGTAAACAAGAAGTTAGCCTCCGTGAATATAAACGTCGCCGAATTGTTAAATGGGAATTACATTCTGTTATTATTTGTGGTCCTCGCGCTTGGGCTATGTCTCGGAAAGTTACGACTTGGTTCGATCCAACTGGGTAATTCCATTGGCGTTTTAGTCGTATCGCTGTTATTAGGCCAACAACATTTCAGCATTAACACCGATGCGCTTAATCTTGGCTTTATGCTGTTTATTTTCTGCGTCGGGGTCGAAGCCGGACCGAACTTTTTTTCCATTTTTTTTCGCGATGGGAAAAATTACCTAATGTTAGCACTGGTGATGGTTGGCAGTGCGCTGGTGATCGCCTTAGGGTTAGGTAAGCTGTTTGGCTGGGATATTGGCCTGACGGCCGGTATGTTAGCAGGCTCTATGACGTCGACACCGGTTCTGGTCGGTGCTGGCGATACACTGCGTCATTCCGGCATGGAAAGCAGGCAGCTCTCACTGGCACTGGATAATCTGAGCCTCGGGTATGCCTTAACCTATTTAATCGGTCTGGTGAGTTTGATTGTTGGTGCGCGTTACTTGCCGAAATTGCAGCATCAGGACTTACAGACCAGCGCCCAGCAAATCGCCCGCGAACGTGGCCTGGACACTGATGCCAACCGTAAGGTTTATTTACCGGTGATCCGCGCCTATCGCGTCGGCCCGGAACTGGTGGCCTGGACCGACGGCAAAAATCTGCGTGAACTGGGTATTTATCGACAAACCGGCTGCTACATTGAACGTATTCGACGTAACGGGATTCTGGCAAATCCAGACGGTGATGCCGTGCTACAAATGGGCGATGAAATAGCGTTGGTAGGCTATCCCGACGCCCATGCCCGACTCGATCCCAGCTTCCGTAACGGTAAAGAAGTTTTCGATCGTGACCTTCTCGACATGCGTATCGTCACTGAAGAAGTGGTCGTTAAAAACCATAACGCTGTAGGTAAACGTCTCGCACAACTGAAGTTGACCGATCACGGTTGCTTCCTTAACCGCGTCATTCGTAGCCAGATTGAGATGCCGATAGATGACAACGTCGTGCTTAACAAAGGTGACGTTTTACAAGTCAGCGGCGATGCCCGCCGCGTAAAAACCATCGCCGATCGCATCGGCTTTATCTCGATTCACAGCCAGGTCACTGACCTGCTGGCATTCTGCGCCTTCTTTGTTATTGGGCTGATGATCGGGATGATCACCTTCCAGTTCAGCACATTCAGTTTCGGCATGGGGAACGCTGCCGGGTTGTTATTCGCCGGAATTATGCTGGGCTTTATGCGTGCTAACCACCCGACCTTCGGTTACATTCCGCAGGGTGCATTAAGCATGGTGAAAGAGTTCGGCTTGATGGTGTTTATGGCAGGCGTTGGTCTGAGCGCCGGTAGCGGTATTAATAACGGCCTGGGCGCGATTGGCGGTCAGATGTTGATTGCCGGATTGATTGTCAGTCTGGTGCCCGTGGTTATCTGTTTCTTGTTCGGTGCTTATGTATTGCGAATGAACCGCGCGCTGTTGTTCGGCGCAATGATGGGCGCACGTACCTGCGCGCCGGCAATGGAGATCATCAGTGATACAGCTCGCAGTAACATCCCGGCGCTGGGCTATGCGGGCACCTATGCAATCGCCAACGTCCTGCTGACGCTGGCAGGGACAATCATCGTCATGGTATGGCCAGGATTAGGATAAAACTGAAGTTGCCCTGAAAATGAAATTTTTTTGCACAACCGCAGAACTTTTCCGCAGGGCATCAGTCTTAATTAGTGCCACTGCTTTTCTTTGATGTCCCCATTTTGTGGAGCCCATCAACCCCGCCATTTCGGTTCAAGGTTGATGGGTTTTTTGTTGCCTGAAATTTATGCCTTTTAAAATCATGATGTTAGAAGCACTGTTTTTTATCGATGGCGACAAAATGGCGGCAGCGTCAAAGAGAGAGCGCCACCTGTCCTGATTTCATTGGATGCGGCTGAACCGGATTTGACTCTTTTGGCGTTGCAATCGAACGAACAAAAGTTTCATGGGTAACAAAAGTATGGCTGCAGTTAATATTCTGGCACTGGTTGTAACGCTCTTTGGTCAATGAAGATACCTGAAAACTGCTGCGAGTATGGGCGGCACTTCCACACAGTGGGCAAATCATCATTTTTCGAGTTCTCCCCATTTTTGCTAAATTCACAATAATGATACCGCATTATTCCATTTTGCAAACTTAAAAGTTCTCCATTGCGAAGAATCATTCCATTTCGAAATCATCAATCCTCACTTCAAGCTCCAGACTGGTCGTAAAACCGTTATCCGGGCTGACGGTATGCGTCAGAGTCGTAATGGTCCATTCCGCATCATCTATCGGCTGTTTAAAGCCACTGACTTTCACTGGCATTTCCGTGTAGAGATCTGCCCGACCTTCCGCCAGTTGTAGCGAGAATGACGCAACGCCGCGTTGCAGGCGTTCCCACTGCATTTTCGCCGCTCGTTCGGCGTTGCTCCGGTTGGCATAAGTGCGATTAAGTACCAGCACGTTTTCATCCGTACCCACCAGGTAATCGCCCTGCTTCGCTTCCGGCTCTTTCTTCTGCTTCTTAGTCCTGCGCTTACGCTTCACCGTGGTGCTTTCTTTCTTCGAGGGTTCGCGAGTATGCAACCAGCTGGCAATTACGCCCGTGTAAGCTCCGCGATCTGCCAGGGTAAAGCGGTGACTGTCGCCGTCCTTACGTGTGATAGTGATCACCGGCAGTGGTTTACCGCTGGCACTTTTACCCTGTCCCTGTCGGATGAATAACAGATTGCCATTTTTCACTGACGCGATAGCACCGTACTGGCGCGCCAGCCGCATCAGAAAACTGCCGTCACTCTCATTAGTCTGGTCTATATGTTCCACGGGCTTATCCGACAGGTCTTTACCCAGTGCCATCTTCAGCTTGTGACGCGCGGCTATTTCCTTGACCACTTCCCCGACAGTGGTCTTGTGCCACGACTTTTCACGGCGGGTATTCAGCGTCTCACGAAAATCAGCACTTCGCGCCCGAATAGTCAGGCGGTCCGGTGCGCCAGTGTGTTCAATCTCGTCCACCGTGAATGCCCCTTTCGGGAAAAGCGGCTGCCCCTTCCAGCCCAGCGCCAGCGTAATGACCGCACCACGGCGCGGCAGCACGATTTTTCCGTCAGCGTCGTCCAGCTCCAGATCAAGCTGGTCCGCTTCAAAGCCCCGGTTATCCGTCAGCGTAAGCCCCATCAGGCGGTTGTCCAGCACAGTGGTTATATCCCTGCCCTCAATACTGATGCTGAATGCGGGAGTTTTGTTGCCTTTGTTAAGCAGTTCAGAGCTGAAATTCACGACAGCAGCCCTCCCACCGTTTTACTGATATCGCTTAAAGCAGATGTTGCCGTTTCCTGCAGATTATTCAGTTGCGCACTGAGATCACCGAACATATCGGACAGGGATTCATCCACCCGTTTGAGCGACAGGGTGAACTCAATCCGGCGCGGCATACCGTCGCGGAAAAACTCCGTTTTAGTCTGATTCAGTCCCTCAATCACATACATGCCGTAAATCGTGCCGCTGCCTTCAATCAGGGGCCATGCTTTCCCCTGTTCTGCCATCTGCTCCAGTGCCAGCAACGACAGCCTGCCGCCTGTTATCTCCGGCATAAGAACACCGGAAAGCGTCAGCATGTCGTTTTCCGGTCCCAGAAACTGCGTGGACGGACGTCGGTTTACCCGGCTGTTTGCCGCATGTCGCCAGCTGCGTTGATACTGCAGTTCCTGATACGGCACGGTGCGCAGCATAAACACGTACAATCCCAGCACCATCATCATGCGTCGTATCCCCCCTGATCGCTGTAGTTACTCCTGGCTTTTGCCTTCAGCCTGCGTTCACGTTCATCAAGCTGGCGTGCCACCTCCCGCGCAATATCCTGCGCACTTTGTCCTGGCTGCGTCTGAATGATGATCTGCGTCGGTGCCTCAATCCGGTGAACGGGCGGCACAGTGGCTGCACGACTCACCATCGCTTCGCCGCCTTTCGCGGGAAGTGCCAAAGGATGCAACGGTGGAAGCTCTGCAGGCGCGGCAGCAACGCCCATCATTCCGGCAACAACGGCAGCCAGTGCAGCTGTATTTCTCCGGCTGGTCACATTTGCCGGGCCGTTAACAATTTCCGGCCCGTTTTCACCGACGATGCCAAACTGCCCGCGCGGGATATAGCCGCCGCTGTCATACATCCCCGCAAAGCCATATCCCCATGACGGAAAACCACCCGATGGCATCATCACTTTACCGTCTGCATTCACCGTCGCAGGTTGCTGACGCGTCACTCTTTCCGGCAGTTTCGCCTTTGCAGCCTCTTTACTGACAATGCCGAGTTTCTCCAGCAACCAGGAAACGCCGGATTTCAGGGAGTCCAGCGGATGCATGACCATATTCAGCCCTTCCGCCAGTGCCTCCCCGAATCGTCGCCCCATTGCCGCTGCGCTCTGCAGTTCGGCAGAGGTCGACTTAACGGGCGTCAGCAGATCAGTAAACCAGCCCCACAACGCCTGCACTTTGTCGCCAATCCACTGAAACACAGGCTTAAGTGGTTCGAATGCTGCACTGATGGGACCTGCCGCCGCTTTGAATCCTTCCACCACACCAGCGAGAAATGCGGTGATGGGTTGCCAGTATTTCCAGACAACCAGCGCCACGCCCGCCAGTGCAGTAACCACAAGACCTATCGGACTGAGCAGAGCACCTAACAGACCAGATATGGCATACAGGGCAACGCGCAGCATCGCCAGCGGACCGGATGCCAGTACTCGCAGCACCGCGCCTGCGGCAGCCAGTCCACCGCGTAGTGCTGCCAGTGGATTCATAAACATCACAGCAACAGCACGTAAACCGGATAATCCAGACCGCAACAGTGCAACCGGCACACCTGCTACAGTTTTCAGGGCATTCCCCGTCAGTGATGCCGTGCGGCGCAAAGACGACAACGGCGCAGTAAGTAAACCCGCTGCGTTGCCCGATGAAGCAAGCCCGCGTCGCAGCAGTGCCAGTGGAGCGCCAGCTAACCAAGACAACGCTCTGCTGGTTCGTGTTACTGCTGCCGTAACGGAAGGTAACGTTTTGATACCCAGCACAGAGAATCCCAGACGGATGACTGCCAGCGGCCCCAGCACTGCAGCCAGCGCCACCGCTAAGGTGCCGAGGCCTACGGTAACCGCAGCCACAACAGCCGCTACTTTCATCAGTGTGCCTGTCAGTTCCGGGTTAGCTTCCACCCAGCGGCGCAACGCCCCCGTGATGCTTTTCACCGTGTACAGAATATCCATCAGAGGCTGGCGCAGCGTTTCGCCCAGGCTGCTGAAGGTGTTCTGCGCTCCGGTTTTGACCAGCAACCACTGAGCAGAAAGTGAGTCTTTGTTGATGTCGGATTCTTTCTGCATGGAACCGAGCGCATCATTGCCCGCTGTCAGTTTTAGCTGGCGCTGCAGTTCCGGAAGGTTGTTTGCCAGTTTCGCCGCGTCATCACCAAACTCTTTACCAAACAACATGGTCATGGCAGACAGACGCTTGTCCTGCGGCAGTGCGTTCACCTTCTCCAGCACACGCTGGATAGTTCCCATCGCATCCTTCGTCATCTGCTTTTCAATCACTTCAGGATTGAGTTTCAGCAGATTCATCCCTTCAAAGAAACTCTTGCTTTGCATGGTGGCAATGGACAATTCACGCACCATCGCGTTTGCTGCACTGGCTGCAACCTCCGGCGCAGCGCCCAGTGTCAGAAAGGTGGAACCCAGTGCCGCCGCTTTACGATAATCCAGACGGTCAGCCACACCGCCCAGACGTTGCATCACATCAATGATGTCCGCCCCTTTCGACATGGCATTATCATCCAGATAGTTCAGCGCATCGCCGAGCTGTTCAATATTGCGGGTAGGTATTTTGTAGAGCTGGGCGATTTTCCCCAGACTTTCTGACAGTTCATCCGCTGGCAGCTCAAAGGCTGTTGCCGCCTTTGCTGCCGTACTGGCGAAGGCCAGCAGGTCACGTTTCTGGTCTTCCCAGCTGTCGTCAGGGTTTGCGACGTTCATGCGCGCACCACCTTCAACCAGTGCAGCGAAGTCCACCGCACCGTTTTCCATCGGCAACTGTTCGCTGGCAGCCTTGATGGCATCCTGCATTTCATAAAAACGTGCAGTGCGGTTGCCATTATCGTCACGCAGACCATTGACCTGCTTTGCCACACCTTTCATGGCATCTTCCATGCTGGTATAGCTTTTTACTGCAGCCATCACTGGCGCACCCATTGCCAGCCCTGCAGCCGTGGTAGTGGCTCCGGCTCCTGCGATGCGATCGCGCACTTCAAGCCGTCTTGAGTATTGATCCCTGACAGCGTTCATCCGTGCCTGTTGTTCACCCAGACGTTTAAGTGCTTTTTGCTGGCCCTCCAGTGCCTGCCTTGTTTCTTCAGCATTTTTCTTAAGTTCTCGCTGGGCACTACTGAGTTGTCTGGTATCAATCCCTGATTTTTTAAGTGCCTGACGTTGTCTCTGGACCGCCCCCAACAAGCCGTTATAGGTCTGCTGAAGTTCCTGTACTCGTGTTTTGGCCTGACTGAATAACTTTGCCTGTGCGGCGGTTGGCCTGTTAGTGGCAGCAAATTGTGTGGCGAGTTTTGCCGCCTCTTCGCGGGCTGCGTTCAGGTTGTTGGCTGTTATGGCTAGTTGCGAGCGCGTCTTGCGAAATTCATCAATTCTGCCAGCCTGCTTATTCAGTTCTTTGAGACTGTTTCGGGTATTCTGAATTGCGCCAGCCAGCTCTTTCGAACTGGCCTGTGCAGCACGGAATGGGCGGGTAAGTTTGTCAACCGCATTAAGAATGACCTGCAGCCGCAGGTTGTTATCACTCATCGTTGGCCCCGCTTCTCTGAATCGCTTTATACCGCCATTCCAGCACTTCGGTCAGCGGCATAACGTCAGTAACGGATGGCGGCCAGTGAAAGATGGTGGCGATATCTGCCACCAGATCGTCAACCGTCAGGCTGTCGGTAAACCGGCAAGCACCGACTTCTTCAACAAAAAAGTGACAACCTCAACCGACATGGCAGTGAGATCTGCCGGGTCCATCTCTGCAATTTCCTGTGCAGTCAGTGCCGGACTGGAAATGCGGGGGATCACGGTCATCATCGCGTTCACATCCATATCCATAATGGCCTGCAGGCGTGTACCGCGCAGCGCACCGGACTGCGGTTTACGCAGCACAATTTCGGTGATTTCCGTTTTACCGCGCTTGATAGGGGTATCCAGTTGAATGGTCTTTTCAGTCTGCTTATCGCTCATTTTGTTGTCCTGTAAATTGGGTTCTGGCGCGGTATCCCGCGCCGTTCAGATACATCAGAGGCCGAGGGCGTTGCGGTGCGCTTCCATCAGGTCCACACCGTCCACAATTTCCACCATGTTGATAAGGTCCACTTCATAGAGCACCTCACCATTGATGGTCAGCTTCGCGTAGCTGTTGGTACTGGTCACTTTGGTGGTGTTGCTTTCGCCCGTCTTCCACTCGCCGGAATCCACTTCTTTGTGACGTCCACGCACCACAAGCTCCACGGCCTGCACTTCCCCGGTATCGTCACGCTGGATAGAGCCGGTAAAGCGCAACTGGATGCCATCCACCGTGGATTTGCCCATCTGCTTAAACAGCAGCAGTTCGGTACCACCAATGGAAAATTCTGTATCCAGTGCACTGTCATCCAGTCCCAGATCCACATCCACCGCCCCCGGCATACCGCCGCCGCGATACTTCTCATATTTGCGGGTGAATTTCGGCAGCGTCAGCGACTCAACGATTCCCTGCCAGTTGTTCCCGTCGTTAAACAGGTTCAGATGTTTTAATTTGCGTGGTAAAGCCATGTTGTCCCCTTACGCGCTGACCTGGCTTGCGAAATTCACCAGGTACTGATCGGTGATGCGCTGGCGCAGCATCAGATTTTCAAGTGGCGGCACTGGCGTGTAGTCGTAGTCGATGGTGAGTTTTCCGGCTTTAAGCGTGTCTTTGTCGTTCACCGACTCGTCCAGCCAGCAATCACCACCAATGAGATAGCCCTGACTGACCAGGCTGCGCATTTTGGCGCGGATACCTTCGATAATGTCGCGGGCCAGCGACGGGTTCAGCGGTTTGTCCACCGCCCACATGTGTGCTTCTGCCATCGTGTCCGTCAGCACCTGCGCCGTGCGGGTGTAGTTTTCGAAGGCAAAAAGCGGATCATCGCTCAGACAGCGGGAACCCCAGAAGCGGAAACCATCCTTGCGCACAAGCGTGGTGACGTCGTTCTGGTTCAGCAGACCTGCATCGGTTGCCGGGTCCTGCAGATCCCAGAACACATCAGCAGAAATTCCGGTGACACCGTTCACGCCCACGTTGGACAGGCTTTTGTGCCATCCGGTCTGCTCATCAATTTTGGAGCGCAGACCGAGCGCACGGGCGGTGGCATAAGCCGTTGCTTCGGCATTCAGCACCGTGTCCCAGCCAGTAAAGTCGGGCCAGATCAGCATTCCTTCACGCTGACTGAAGTTTTCACGGTAAGTGATTGCTTCCTGCACCGTCTTGCAACCATACGCTGACAGGTAAGCAAACCCACGCAGGCTTTGCGCCACGCTCAGCAACTCAGTAGCTACCGCCTTCGTGTCGTGACCTGGCACGCCGAGAATGCGCGGTTTAACGCCGAGCTGTGACTGGGCAGATAACAGAGCTTTCATGCCTGTTTTTTTACCTTCAGCAGTCACTGCGCCGATGATATTGGTCGTGGTTTCTTCTTCCGTTTCACCCTGCGGCACACGCACAACAACGGTCACGGGTTTTGCCTGGTCAGCGATGGCATCCAGCGAACGGGCCAGCGTGCCGGACTCACCCGCTTTACCGCTGGCAGTCAGCACATCAGTGATCAGCACAGGTTTGTTAAGAGGAAACATTTTTGCATCGGCATCATCGCCCGTGCAGACCATGCCCACGATGGCGGTGCTCACCGTGGTAATGGATCGGGTGCCTTCGTTGACTTCAACAACGCGCACCCCGTGGTGGTAATCCTGAGCCATAGTGGCGAACCTCCTGATTGGATTAGGCTTCGCCCTATGTTGAAGTGATTGTGCCTGACAAACAGCTAAGCGCAGTTGTACCGTTATTCACACAAAATGACGGTATTTGTCTACTTGCAGGGATAATCAAAATAATGCTGATTCAGGGGGATTCATTACTCTTATTTGCCGGAAATTTTCTATAAATTGTGGAAACACCCACATCAAAAATCAGTGCAATACGCTGTCTTGATTCTCCGGCCTCGAGTAAACGCCCAATCTGTGCCCACTGTTCGGTGGTCAACTTAGGACGGCGTCCACCTACTCTGCCTTTGGCACGAGCTGCAGCCAGCCCTGCCCTGGTACGTTCAACTATCAGTTCGCGTTCCATTTCAGCCAGGGCACCCATGACATGAAAAAAGAAACGGCCCATTGGGGTACTGGTATCAATACTGTCAGTCAGGCTTCGGAAATTCACACCACGCTGGCGCAACTCCTCTATCAGCGTAACAAGATGCCGCATACTGCGCCCCAACCTGTCCAGCTTCCAGACAACCAGCGTGTCTCCTGCCGATAGTGTCCTGAGCAGCTTTTTCAGCCCCGGTCTGTCGGACTTAGTGCCACTGATTTTATCCTCAAAAATCCGCTCACATCCCGCGCAGTTCAGTGCATTACGTTGCAAATCGGTGTTCTGGTCATTTGTTGACACGCGTACATAGCCAATAAGCATGATCATCCCCCTGAATAAAAACCGGAGATGATGCCAGTTAGCCGTTATCTCTGCATTTTCATAAACGTTGGTTTGGGAGAAGCGGCAAAACGAAATGTGGGAACAGGGGAAAATCAGATACCTGATATGTCATCATATGCATCAGGTTCAGGCTGGCGAAAAATGCCAGATGGTTCAATTGAACAGTGGGGACGAATTAGTTTTCCTGGTGAACACGGGCCTGTATCCGCCAATGTTTCATTCCCGATTCCATTTACACAGACACCGGGCATTGTAATTGTGTGCGATGGTGGTTTCGGGGGCGGGAATATGTGGGGGGCGACCAACTGGAGCACTACCGGCTTCATAGCTCACTGCAATTATGGTCTTGAAGGTGGTGCGTTTTTCGCTAAGGGCTGGTAATGATGAAATATCTGTACGTAAACAACCTGGCATATCCTTACGAACTTCAGTCTCTTTATGTTGAAAAAGGTGAATGGCCTGAAGAAAAAGGTGTTGATATAGACGAAGTAATTTTCAGGGAATATTTCTATGATACACCACCAGAAGGAAAATACAGATGTGTCGGAGAGGATGGACTGCCTGCATGGGCAGATATTCCTCCACCAACACGTAAAGAACAAATTGCATCAGCCGAAACTAAAAAGCAGCAATTGATTAACCAGGCCAACGAATACATCAACAGTAAACAATGGCCAGGTAAAGCATCAATTGGTCGTCTGAAAGGTGAGGAACTGGCGCAATATAATTTGTGGCTGGATTATCTGGACGCACTGGAATTGGTCGATACTTCCGGTGCGCCAGATATTGAATGGCCTACGCCTCCGGCAGTTCAGGCCAGATGACGTCCGGCGCTGTGCTGGTATCTGTTGCCGTCACCGCGTCAATGTAACCCAGCACAGCGTTAAGTCGGGTGTTTTCTGGCTGCGTCAGCTTCCGCCCAGCCTGTAATTTCAGTTGAATCAGACTGATGGAAGCCATTGCAGCATCAATCAGCGACTGGCGCTGTGCTTCTGCCGCTTCTACTGCGGCGCTATGCTGTGCCTCGGTATCCGTCACCCATTTCTCACCATCCCATTTATCGTATGGCGTTAACGGTGAAAGCGTGACATAACCGTCTTTGATGGCACCGATATAATCCACTGTAACAGCTGCGCCATTTTCAGTTGAGTAAACGGTCTCATTGCGATGGTCTTCTTCATGGCTCCATCCCTTACCCGTAAATACTGCCACTTTTCCCGGGATGTTTTCGCCCGGGTCAATACCAGTGGAACAGGCGGGTATACTTACGCCAGTATTAATATATTCATCAGACCAGCCAGTATATTCATACGTTACTGCATTATAATAAAAACAACGCATATCGCCCGGCACTGTAGCCAGCCCATTTTCATCAAAAACAGGTTTCATTATTTAGCCCTCACCAGAAAGTTAAATGCAATATTTCGTGGACGGGTTTCTGTATCTACATTTCCACTAATTTCACCATAACGTTTAACACTACGAGAGCTAAGAGCTCGTAGTGAGGAAGGCACCTTAAGACCGGGTTCGTCCGTTTTAACTATTCCCCCGTCACCGTATGTAGCCAGTATTCCTGGGTTTACTCCTTCCCGTGCACTTCCTGCGGCAAGCCCGTCCCCCGTCCACAATTCCATATTGTGTGCATGATCCATAATTGTGTGTGATTGCCCTGAAAGTAGGGTACGTCCGACATCAATCCCGCGCCCATCATCCCAGATACGAATGAAATCACCCCGTGCGTCAGGTAATGCTAGCGCCGGAAACACTTTCGCCAGCACAGGGTAATCAGTGGCAGAGAATTTCGCGCCGTTGAACTTCAAAAACACCATACTGGACCAACTGTCGATTACAGTATTTGGCATTGCGGCGGACGGCCAGAAGAACGGAACGCCAATAGCTGGAGCACCTTCTCCCAAACCAAGGTATGCGAGAAGACCAGCGACATCCTTTCCACTCAAATTAGTCAGCGTATTGTCCAGCGGTTGTTTACCTGCCAGCGCATTAAGCATTGTCGTGGCAAAGTTCGGATCATTCCCCAACGCCGACGCCAGTTCGTTCAGTGTATCCAGTGCCGCAGGTGCAGAACCTACCATTGCTGCAATCGCCGATTTCACAAAAGCCGTGGTGGCAATCTGTGTATTGTTGACCGACTGTGCAGCAGTGGGGGCTGTTGGCGTTCCGGTGAGTGCCGGACTCGACAACGGCGCTTTCAGTGCCAGCGCATTGTTAATGGTGGTACTGAAATTCGGATCATTGTTAATGGCTGCGGCTATTTCTTTCAGCGTGTCCAGCGTGGCTGGCGCACCATTAATAAGAGCCGTCAGTGCCGCCTGAACAAACGCGGTGGTCGCAACCTGCGTGGTGTTATTCCCTGCCGCTGGAGTTGGCGCTTTTGGTGTCCCGGTAAACGTCGGACTTTCTTTGGGTGCATACTGTGAATGCGGGTCCGGTGCGGCAAGATGTTTTGCCATCTGATCATCCACGTACACCTTCAGCTCCAGTACCTTGTCATCCACATACTTGCGGGTTGCCAGCACTACGGCAGGGTCGATTTTCAGGGTGATATTGTCCGTGCTGCTGGTAATCAGCACCATGCGCACGGTCTGGGTACGCCCGCTGCCTTCAGCCAGTTGCGGCTTATAGCTTTCCGGGCAGTTGCCCACGGCAATCAATGCCCCGGACTCATCAAACAGGCCCACTTCACGTATCCACCAACCGCCCTCGTTTTCAGGGATCACCTGTTCAGCAATAATCTGGCTGCTGTTCTGCGGGTCGATATAGAGCATATTCAGCGCAGCCCGGCGTTTCTCATTTACCAATGCTGTCTGCTTGGCGTCCGGCGTTGGCAATGTTCCGCCGCCATCGCCCACCGCCATATGGGTAATTTTTAGCGGCACACCGAGCGCGGCGGCGCTGGCAAGTTTCGCCGCGCCAATATCCGTCAGCAGGGTATAAAATTTTGTGCTCATGGATTCACTCTCATTGTGTCAATAACATGGACCGCCCCGCCTTCATGCGCGGTGCCGCCGGAAATAATTGTTTCGTTGATATACGGATAGATCGTGATTTCTTCGCCAAGATAGCTGGCGGCCCCCACCCAATGCGGACCGCTGGTCTGCAGATTGATGGACATGCCGATCATGTGACGGCTACATGGTTTGGCATCGCTTATCAGCCGCTCAAGTTCCAGATAGGTATCTTCAGTGATGCCCTGGTCCTGCACGCCGATATCCAGGCGAAACGTGCCCGGTGTTTCTCCGGTCTGCCACCACTCAATAATGCGGATCAGGAATCCGAACGGTTCCACCACCCGCCGCACGGCACTGGTAGTTCCTTTATGCTGATGAATATAAAAAGCATCCTTCACTACCTGGCGTTTGACGCTTTCTGTCCAGCCCTCGTCCCAGCGATCCACAGAGAACGCCCAGGCGAGATAAGGCAGGAAGCTGACCGGACAGGTAGCCGGATTCCACAAGTCACGCAGCGGCACCTGCAGATCAGAAATCCCGCTACAGGTTTGCGCCAGTCGGCGCTCCAGTGAAGTTGAACCCGGTGGCAGCAGACTATTCATCCGTTCCTCCGTTGGTTACGCTCCACTGCGTACATGATGCCGCCTGTGTTTTGTTCAGGACCACATCCGCCAGCGGAGAAGCCAGTTCCACACGTTGAACACCCTCAACATGCAGAGCAGCAAAGATGGCGCTACGGCGAATATCCCGACCAAGCCTCGTCTGGCTGGCAATGTACTTCTGCAGACTGGCTTTTGCCGCTGCCATTACCGGCTCTGCTTCCGGTCCCGGATAGAGAAAAATGGTGGCTTCCACGCGATACGGGATGATTTCTGCGCTGCGAACCGTAAGACGGTCAGCCACCGGGCGGACGTTCTCACTGTTCAGAGCTTTTTCCACCACGTCCAGCAGGTCTTTTTCTGCAGTTCCATCGCCTTCGCGGCTAAGGACAGTCAGCACCACCTCTGCAGGTGCCGGGCTGGTTGCACTGGCATCCGCCACCCGACCGTCGGCGCTTCGGGCATGAAATTCATAAGCTGCAGTTGGCCCCGCAACTGAAAGCCCTTCAAAGGCTGCAGGCACACGCAGGCGTAACGCTTCATCGCTTTCCATCACAGCTGCAACGGGCGGCACAGCGTCATTATCAGCAGGCGTCACCGTCAGGCGTTTCACGTTGTAGTTGGCGGCGAGCTGGTCCAGATCGCCCCCTATGGCATAAGCCACCATCACCGCCTGCGCGGCTTCGTTAATGCGCTGGCGCAGAAGCAACTCACGGTAAGCATTCTCCTGCAACAATTTGGTGACGGGTTCAGATTCCAGTTCCAGCGTGCGGATCACTGCTTCCTGCTCATCTTTCGGATGAAGCGCCACAAATTCTGCCTTGCGTTCGGCAAGCAGCGTCTCAAAGTCCGGCACATCCACAATCTGCGGCGCAGGCAACTGCGAAAGGTCAATCACTGCCATTCTCTGCTCCTGTTGATACGGAAAGGGAAACAGGCACACCGTTATTACGCCGCCCGGTCAGCTCCACCACCATTGAACCGTCAAAATTGCTGTTAATGGTGATGGAATCCAGCGTCAGCCGTGGCTCCCAGCGACTCAGCGCCACATACACTGCCGACATGACCTGCAGGCGTAATGCCGGATTTTGTGGCTGGTCTATCAGTGCCGACAGCAGGGAACCATATTCCCGACGGGCAATGCGGCTACCCTGCGGCGTCAGCAAAATGTCCCGCACCGACTGGCGCAGATGATCAATATCAGTAATGGCTTTACCGCTGGTATTGTTCATCCCGCTATAAAGCGTCATACCGGGCCTCCGGTTGTGTCGCCGCCTTTCAGGACGTCAGTATGCTGATGCGCATCAACCACGATCCCGTTAGAACTCATCGCTCCGCCGCCCTGGGTAACGCCACCATTGATCACCACTTCGCTGTTAATGCGCGTGCGGTCAGCCTCCAGTACAAACTCACTGGTTTTCATGGTGATGTTGTCAGCGGCCTCAATGACCATTGATTTGATGCCCCTGACATACCAGCGCCCGGTAGTGGGTTCGTATTCAAACCAGCCGCCGTCAGGATGTTCTGTCACGCAGGCGTCTGCCGACGTCGACGGTGGTGCGAACTGATTCGAATAGACAGCGGGCAGCGCAAAGGCAGTTTCCAGATTGCCGCCCAGACTCAGCAGCACCACCTGCTCACCTTCCGATGGTCGCCACCATGTGCGGGCATTCCCGGCACGCAGCGTCAGCCAGCTGATCCAGTTGGTTTCAAGCTCGCCCGTTTTCACCCGGCAAAGCCAGTTTTCCCGGTCCACTTCGGTGACTACACCAGTGCGGATCAGGTTGGTGATAAGGCGCATGATTTCGGTTAGTTGTGCGTTCATAGGGTTAGGTTGCACGGACCTTGAATCTATGGCATCAATACGTCCTTGTGTGGTAAATGACACAAATACAATTCCAATCAAAGAAAGGTAAAAGAATGAGCCATCCAATTGATTATTACGCTATAGAAGAACACGCAAGAATAATTGAGCAATTATGCTGTTCATCTGAATTTTATTTACAGCGTATATATTCCACACAGAAAGTATATGATGGTTCTATAGTAACTGAATTTGAAATGGAGGAGTTATCGTACAACGGATGGTTGGAATATACCATTAGCAACAATCTTATTAGCCTTTGTACAAAACTACGAATTCTCCAAGACACTAGTGAACATGAGTGGAACCCAGATTACTCACCTGAGAAAGAAGCATTTGAAGAACATGAAAATATACTTTTTGTTATAGATGGTCATGTTAAAGATTCTATACGCGAATGCTGCAATAAAATTATTCACGCATTAAGTTTTGAGTTAACAAAAAAGACCGGCAAAAATGGAATAAAATATTGGGACGGTTCTATTATTGCTTCTGGGGTTCAAAACAAAAAAAACTGGAAAATTAAAATAGACCTTTTCCCTTTTTGCCAAAGCATAAAAAGTTATTTAAGTTTATTAAGAGCGTAAACATTCTAATTTTTCATCAATAAATACTTTAAAAGTAAATCTCTTACTTCATTTTCAGTATGTTCATTTAAACCCAGCAATTTTCGGGATGGATACTTAATGACTCCCCCCTTTGGACTGACGCGATCGCGCAGACCGTAGTGATGAACACGGGCAATACGCTGTACCTTACCTTCAAACTGTACGCTGGCAGAATCCGCGCTGGCGGCAGTTCTCAGGTATTTTGTGGTGCGCAGCTTTGCAAACATCTGACGTTTGATGCGCCCCTTCTTGCTGCGTGCTGTTACCCTGCGCGGCTCATAACTGCTGCCATCTGGATTGCGCTGCATCCTGATATTCTGCTGCTGTGTCCGGCGCAGTTCCTGCGCCAGCTGGCGCATCATTCGGCTTCTTGCGGCTGGTTCCAGATTCGCCAGCAAAGCACTCAGCCAGTCGTCCACCTTCTGCAGTTCAGCCACGTTTCACCGTCCACATTTCTTCAGGTTCATCGGGTTCCGCTACTGCTTCAACGCTCGACACACTTCCGTCAGTGCTGACCAGCACACGTTCCGTCAGTTGCAGGTTGAGGCTGATATCACAGACATCGTTGCGCAGAATATCCACCTCAAAGGTGAATAACTTTTCCCGTAACGCCGGATTATTGATGGCATCGGGCTGGTTATCACGCAGCCACAGCAAAACCGGGGCCATCAGCAGATTCTGGTCGCCGCTGAAATCCTCAATCACCACGTTGAGGGTATAACGGTACTCCCATGACATGGAGCTGGCCCCCGTGGCAACCAGCGAACCGTTATCCACAAACAGATGCAGCTTATCCGGGTTATTGCGGACATAAGGCACTGCTTTATTGAGGGCGTGGCGCAGGGATTGTGGTTTGTTCACTGTTTCGCTCCTGACACGCAATAATCATGTCCACTTTGTCTGCACAGACCGCCCAGGCGGCCTCCGTTTCATCCAGCAATGCGTTCAGATCACCGTTAGTGCGCGGCGCTGCCTGCTCCAGCCGACACGGCGTCACTCGCGGACAACCACTGACGGTAAGCTGCACCTCCGGTGAGTGCCGGACGTTCCCGCAGCCGGATAATGTCAGCAGGCAAAGGAGTATCAGCCCAGCGGCGTAAATCCTCGTTCTCACGTTTCAGTTCCTCGATCCGGTGTTGTCGTTGTCTCAGCAGCGCGCTGGTCTGTTCTGCTTCGGCATAGAGCCGCGCCTGCTCCCGGTTATTGGTTTCAGCCAGAATGGACAGACTGATCAGCTGGCTATTTTTCTTCGTTAGTTCGTGCGCTTTACTTTTCAGCGCCGCGCGCTGCGTTTCGATGGTGTGGCTGGCGCTGTTAAGCCGCCACGACTGCCAGCCCAGCGCAACGAGTGCCAGCGCCGCCACTACCGCCAGCGCACGCGTCATAATCCAGCTCCTTTAAGGCACCAGGCCATCTCCCGCGCACGGCGGTTATCCAGCCCCTGATTAAACACACCTTTCACATAAACCCAGCGCGGCAACTGTCGGCACGCTTCTGCCCAGCGCCGCTGATTGAGCAATTTCACCAGCGTAGAACTGCAGGCATTGCCCGTTCCCACGTTGAAGGCAAACGACACCGTAGCGTCATATACCTTCTGCGGCGGCTGTTGCTTCACACACCTTTCCAGCGCCCGCTCCACACGCAGCACGTTGGAAATAAGCCCTTCTGCTGCCTGTCGTTCCGTGATTGTTTTGCCGGGAATGACGCCCGACGTATTTCCAATGCCGTCGGTCCAGACACCCGCGCTGCACTGATACGGCTGCAGACGACAACCTTCGTAATCGGCAATCAGTTTCAGCCCCTCCACGGAGGTGTGAAGCTGCTGAAACCCCGGCAGCGTGGCAGCAATAGCCAGCACGGCCCCGACAAGGCAGCGTTTAACGATTGATGGATTCATAGTCCTCCCGCGAAATCTGCCCGTCGCGCAGAAGCTGGTAGGCTTTGTGTTTGTAGTACCAGTTGATAGCCAGCATCAGCACACCAATCATCAGGCCGCCCAGCGTTGAGGCATCCTTGATGGACAAATCGCCCAGCCAGGCCAGCACGACGGCGATGCAATACGTGATAAAGGCGCTGATTCGCTCAAGCGTCATAATTCAGTCCCATAGCTGGACGGTCTGCACGGTGGTGGTGGTCGGAATGTCCGGCAGCTCCACCTGCAGCCCTTGAGGTAAAAAGGGGCCGTATTCGGCAAGCCCCGGATTTGCCTTCAGTACCTGCTCCGTGACACCCTGCGTGCGCCCGTAATGACGCCAGCAAAGCGCGTCCACCGTGTCATACTGATGCGCACGTACTTTCATCAGATAAGCTCCACAGTGCAGTGCGGCGCATCCTGTACCCGGCTGATGGCCCAGCGGGCGTCACGCCATAAATCACCGCTGGCTTCCGCCAGTTCCTCGCCCCGCTTCACACCGGATGCCGTGGCGTCATAGTCCTGGTAACGTTCGTTGAGCATGGCGCGTGCCCAGCAGTAAACCGCGTTGAAATAGTGCTGAATGCGCTCACTTTTCCCATCCAGCTGTTCTGCCGGAACCTCTGCCAGCGAGGCATATCCCAGCATCTGCTGGCGTCTGCGAAACTCATACAGCTCTGCGTTGACCTCCGAAATTGCCGACAGGGCAACCTGTTTTAAACGCGGCTGCGTCACCGTGCCGTCAGTGCGCATCACACTGCGAAACTCCGACAGGTCCACATCAGGCCAGAACGGCGTATTTCTGATGATTTCCGCCTGTTCCGGTGCCTGTTCTGGCGCAACAAACATCATGCGGCTTTCTCCTGAAATAGAGGGCGGTGGACGGGGTTTTGATGTGGCAGTGCCTTTCGCCACCCCGTGCCGCCCGTGCGCGGGGGCACGTTCTGTCAGCGGCTGTCATTGCGCAGTCTGCGCTCCAGCTGCTGTTTGTCTTTTTTCACGCCACAGCGGGGATCGAGCTGTAACGCATGGTTGAGATGATTAAGGGCGGAAGCCGGGTTGCTTTCACTCAGGACAGCGCCAATCGCTTTATGCAGACGCGCCCGTGACTGGTCCGGCATATCCAGACCGTCTGTCAGCTCCAGCGTCTGCAGCAACAGATCGGCATCAAAGCCGGTGGCGGCAAGCATTGCGCTCTGCGCCGCGTCTGCCATTTCCTCTGCCAGCACGGTCTGCACATTGCGATTACCCAGCGGCATCACCCAGCCATGACGCAGGGCATGACGCCCGATCTCCAGCGCCCCGGCATAATCTCCGGCATCAATGCGCCACAGCATCACGTACATCAGCACGTCATCCTGTTGAGCGCCTCCGGCAGCCAGGACACCCTCTGCCCAGGCGACGTATTTCGGCAGCAGCTCCACCTTGATTTCCGCTTTTTTGACCGTGGACTGAACGCCCTTGAGACGGCGGCGGTCTTCCGCCAGTTGCAGCAGCATCAGGTCATAGCCCGACGCGTGGCGAACACTGCCGCCCTCACGGGCGGCCTGTTCAGCCTGAACGCGCAGGCGATGCTGCCGTGCGGGACTCAGGCTCATGAATTACGCTCCGGCTTCTGCTGCAGCGGCGCTGAAATCGCCAATCTGGATGTTTTCCACCAGTGCGGCGCAGCGGTAGTCCTCAACCACATAGGCTTCGTTAACGGATTCAAAGTTTTCAATCCGGTCACGTTTCGGGTTGTCGATAACTGAACGGCGGCGGGTGTCTTCCTGCCAGTAGATGGACAGGTTATCCAGACGGGTGATCAGCAGCGCATTCGGCGGGAAGAACGGCGCACGCACGGCCTGCAGGCCCCCCATGCGTTTCTGACTGATGATCATATCGGCAGCCAGTTTTTCACTGTTTTCCTGCTCTTTGTTGACCAGCGGGAAATACTTGTCAGACAACAGTTCACGACCGCAAATCACCACCAGATCGTCATCGTCCTGGTAAACCACGTCGATAAGCTCATTGACCGCATCCATCACCACAGCGTCCAGGTTGGCATATTCGCCACCTTTCCCGACTTTCACCGCACCCGGTGTGGTTTCACCGCCCGTGGTGGTACTGCCCATGACGTGATCCGGTGCATCCTCACGGATTTTCTGCAGCCAGCCTTTGTTCACATCCTGCAGCAGCGGGTTTTCGCTACGGTTGGAGGTTTTCGCACGCTTCACGCCGTTAAAGCCGATCATGATGCGGTCCAGTGCCTGACGTTTCACGATGGCGTTACGGATACGCACCTGGAAATCCTGAAACTTCGCCCACAGGTCCAGCTTCGCGTAGGTCAGCACCGTGTCAAAGTTGGTCTGCTCGCATTTATATTCCACATCGACCATCAGCGTCGGATCGACAGGCTCACGCTCTTTTGCGGTGGTATCAGTGGTTCCGGCAATGGTGCTGCCAACCCCCAGCCCCAGCAACTGCCCAGACTGCTCAGTCACTGGCGTGACGTTAATCAGCGTCAGGAAAGCGGCGGACTGCTGGATCTGGTCTTCCAGCGTCTGCTGTACAGACGGCTCCACGGTGAACTTGCTGGACAGTTCTTCAACTGCCACACCGTTCAGACGCGCCAGCTGCTGCAGGTAAGCGTTAAAAGCAAAGCGGGTATTCTTCTTCATCAGGTTTTGTGCTCCATCAGCAATTGGTCAGAGTGTCAGCGAGGGCGTTACCGCCTGTTGCACGCTGGCGGTAGTCCTGGCGGCTGTCTTCATGGCTCAGCTTATTCACCAGTTCGTTAAAGGCGGTTTGCTGCTCCTGCAGAGCAGTCTCCAGCTCAGACAGGCGTTCTTCCTGCTCAGACAGGGATTTTTCGGTGCGTGCGCTCAGGTTCTGCTGCTCAGTGGCGACCAGCTCCACGGCTTTATGCACATCAGAGAACCGGGCATCGTCTGACTGCTCTTTTTTGGTGAACAGCGCCGTGACGCGGGCAAACAGGGACGGTTTGTCATCCTGGATTTCTTCCAGTTCGATCACCGTTTCCTCTGCAGCGGTAAAGAGATTGGCGGGATTCTGCTTGCGGTTTGCCAGCGGGTTATGGGCTGCACTGGCGCTGAATGTCAGCATTTCCGTACCCAGACTGGCAGGGTCATCAGTGGCAGCCAGGCCGACCAGGTAGGCTTTGCCCGTATCAGCGAACTTCGGGCTGACTTCCATAGAGGTGAATAATTTCTGGCCTTTTTTCACCAGTTCCACCAGGGACTCCGTTGGCTCAACGTCGGCATACAGCGCCATCTTGCCTGCCAGCGGACCTTCCGTGATTTCTTCAGCAAACAGCGCCGTCACCTTGCCGTAGCGGTTAAAGGTGCTGTCCGGCAGATAAGACTTGATGTGCTCAAGGTTAATCAGCGCGGTATACACCGCCGGGTTGTAGCTGGCTGCCATCTGTTCCAGCCATTCACGCTGGATTTCGCGTCCGTCGGTGGTGGCACCTTCCACCCCGATGCGAAAACGCTTTGCTTTCACTGTCATGAGCCGTGCTCCGTTAGAAAAAACTTACTGGAGCCTTATGGTTGCGGTGATGGGGGCAGTGAAACAATGCGCGGTATTTGTACCGACAACCACACAAACCGCAGGCGGGGAAAGCCTTCATTCAAGGCTGTAGGTTTGTGCCATGAACACCACACTGACACCCGCAGATCTCGATCCCCGTCGGCAGGCCATGCTGCTGTACTTTCAGGGATACCGCGTAGCCCGCATTGCTGAAATGCTGGGCGAGAAAGTTGCAACCGTTCACAGCTGGAAAAAACGCGACAAGTGGGGTGACTATGGGCCGCTGGATCAGATGCAGCTCACCACCGCCGCACGCTACTGCCAGCTCATTATGAAGGAGCACAAAGAAGGGAAAGATTTCAAAGAGATTGACCTGCTGGCGCGCCAGTCGGAGCGCCATGCGCGGATCGGCAAGTTTAACAATGGCGGCAACGAAGCCGACTTAAACCCTAACGTCGCCAACCGCAACAAAGGCCCGCGCCGTCAGCCGGAAAAGAACGTTTTCACCGATGAACAGATTGAGAAGCTGGAAGAAATCTTCCATTCCTCCATGTTCAACTACCAGCGCCACTGGTGGGAAGCCGGAAAAACCAACCGCATCCGCAACCTGCTGAAGTCACGCCAGATCGGCGCGACCTTTTACTTTGCCCGTGAAGCCCTGATTGACGCCCTGCTTACCGGACGTAACCAGATTTTCCTTTCTGCCAGTAAGGCACAGGCTCACGTCTTTAAGCAGTACATCATAGACTTCGCCAAAGAAGTCGAGGTGGAGCTGAAAGGCGATCCGATGGTGCTTCCTAACGGAGCCACGCTTTACTTCCTCGGCACCAATGCCCGCACGGCCCAGAGTTATCACGGCAACCTGTATCTGGATGAATATTTCTGGATACCGAAATTCCAGGAGCTGCGCAAAGTGGCTTCCGGTATGGCTATTCACAAAAAATGGCGACAGACCTATTTTTCCACGCCATCCAGTCTGACACACAGTGCTTATCCGTTCTGGTCCGGTGCGCTGTTCAACCGTGGGCGCAACAAAGCCGACAAGGTGGACATCGACCTGTCCCACAGCAATCTGGCCCCCGGCCTGCTGTGCGCAGACGGGCAATACCGCCAGATAGTCACCGTGGAAGATGCGGTGCGCGGCGGCTGTAACCTGTTCGACCTCGACCAGCTACGCATGGAGTACAGCCCGGACGAATACCAGAACCTGCTGATGTGCGAGTTTGTGGACGATCTCGCGTCCGTGTTTCCGCTCAGCGAGCTGCAGGCGTGCATGGTGGACAGTTGGGAAGTCTGGACCGACTTTCATGCACTGGCCCTGCGCCCGTTTGGCTGGCGCGAAGTGTGGATCGGTTATGATCCGGCAAAAGGTACGCAGAACGGCGACAGTGCCGGATGCGTGGTGGTGGCACCGCCAGCCGTGCCGGGTGGTAAGTTCCGCATTCTTGAGCGTCACCAGTGGCGCGGGATGGACTTCCGCGCCCAGGCTGACGCCATCAAAAAACTGACCGAGCAGTACAACGTGACCTACATCGGCATCGACTCGACAGGTGTCGGCCACGGGGTTTACGAGAACGTGAAAGCGTTTTTTCCAGCCGTCCGGGAGTTTGTCTACAACCCCAACGTTAAAAACGCCCTGGTACTCAAGGCCTACGACATTATCAGTCACCGTCGTCTGGAGTTTGACGCCGGACACACCGACATAGCGCAGTCATTTATGGCAATCCGTCGCGCCACCACCGCCAGCGGCAACCGCCCAACCTATGAAGCCAGCCGCAGCGAAGAAGCCAGCCATGCCGATCTGGCCTGGGCAACAATGCACGCACTGTTTAACGAACCGCTGCAGGGCGAATCCGCCAATACCAGCAATATTGTGGAGATTTTTTGATGGGAAAGAGTAAGAAGAACCGAGCTGCGGCGACGAAACAGATCCAGCTTAAAAGTCAAACTACAGCCGAAGCATTCAGCTTCGGCGATCCCGTTCCTGTTCTGGACCGCCGTGAACTGCTGGACTATGTGGAATGCGTACAGATGGACCGTTGGTATGAGCCGCCCGTCAGCTTTGACGGACTGGCGCGCACCTTCCGCGCCGCCGTGCATCACAGTTCCCCGATTGCAGTAAAGTGCAACATTCTGACCAGTACCTATATCCCTCATCCGCTGCTCAGCCAGCAGGCTTTTTCGCGTTTTGTGCAGGACTATCTGGTATTTGGTAACGCCTACCTGGAGAAACGCACGAACCGATTCGGTGAAGTTATCGCCCTTGAGCCTGCCCTGGCAAAATACACCCGACGTGGATTAGACCTGGATACCTACTGGTTTGTGCAATACGGCATAACAACGCAACCGTATCAGTTCACGAAAGGCAGCATTTTTCACCTGATGGAACCGGATATCAACCAGGAGATCTACGGCCTGCCCGGTTATCTTTCTGCCATTCCGTCAGCCCTGCTCAACGAGTCCGCCACGCTGTTCCGTCGAAAGTATTACATTAACGGCAGTCATGCAGGCTTCATCATGTACATGACCGACGCCGCGCAGAACCAGGAGGATGTAAACAACCTCCGTAACGCGATGAAAAGCGCCAAAGGACCAGGTAACTTCCGCAATCTGTTTATGTACTCGCCTAACGGCAAAAAGGACGGACTTCAGATCATCCCATTGTCAGAAGTCGCGGCGAAGGATGAGTTTCTGAATATCAAAAATGTCAGCCGCGATGACATGATGGCAGCGCACCGTGTGCCACCGCAAATGATGGGGATTATGCCGAATAATGTTGGGGGGTTTGGGGATGTGGAGAAGGCAAGCCGTGTATTCGTCCGAAATGAGCTAATGCCACTACAAAAGCGATTACAGGAGATGAATGATTGGCTTGGCAAGGAGGCGATACAGTTTGATACCTACTCGCTAGATATAGCCCCATAATAAGAAAAGCCACCGTTTGGTGGCTTTTCTTCATTTACTCAATAGGTTCAAACTCATCTTGAGGAATCAGCGTCGATTGACAGGCTTGGCTTAGTACCCCTGATAATTTACATAATAACCGATAGTTATGAGGAGCATCATCGCTAATCTTTTCGACCGTTAAAGTGATTGATTTTGGATCATCCAATAACATCTTCTTGATGTCATTACTTAAATACCTAGGGCAGTAACCAACGATTTCAGCTGGTTTATCTGCACGAACGACAACAGCATCCCCATCGTATTCATTTTGAAGATCCAAGCAAAGACGCAAAATTTGCCCCGGTTTCAATTCAGATACACGAGCATTAGCTAAGCTATTCAAGTAACCAAGTCCATGTAAGAAGAAAAAATGCTCAAAGTTACCATCAGAATCAAAATCAATTTTTTTGAAAATCTGCAGCTGATCAGTGCTTCGTAAGCCTCCCGAGCGAGCAAGAATATCGATAGGATTTACCTTATCTTCTTCAAATCCAAGCCATTTAATGAAACTCGGATACTCTGGACGTCTCGGTGATAAAAGGCGATTTTTAAAAAGAGGAAACAATTCTTCCGATACATAAGTTTCACGAACATCACTCATGCCGCTAAACTTTGTAAATTTAGAAGATTTAAGAGCACCTTTGGTATACCTGAAAACATACCCCGATTTGCGCTCTTGCAAGTTACCAACAACATGCCAGTCTCTGGTATCTGGTGCCTGCCATGCGACGTAAACGGAGTTTGTATTAGTCATTCTAGTAACCTTCTGCGATTTTCCATTACCATTAACGTTGCAAATCTACGTGCACTGTCGGATATACACGATGAAGGCACTTGGTTAAACACATCTGTAATGGAATCTTCTGTTAAAACGCTCAACTTACCTAACCAATGGTCGCGAGCGGCAACTCTCCCTTCAACTGCATGTTGAAATGCTTCAACAGTCAGCAAGGGCTTTTTATCAGTTTTTGCTTTGAATAGCTCAGAGCGAGCTTTTCTTACAAAACATGGGATTTGTCGATTTTTATCTTTAGTATTAAGCCGTTCGTTACGCTCATCATCTAACATCTCCCTTCCTAAACTAGCGGCATGATCGTATGTTGGACACAAAAACTGCTCACCAGTTTCATTGTTAAGCATGATTGCCCAATTTTCATGGTGGCGATCTTGATTACTCACAAGTGCATCGAGCATCAAATATCCACAAAATACATCTGCTGCATTTAGCCCGGTTAGATCATATACACTCGGAGGAGGCTTGATAGATTCCCTATCTAAACAACCCAAGACCCTTGTGACAGTGTGTTCTCTGACCCTTACCGGCTTTTCCCCGGCTTGTAAAGGCCCAGGATAATCGAATGTCGAACTGTGAAGCACTTCATTTCCCATTACCATCCGGAAACCAGATGGAATGATATTCTGAGTCACCACACCGAATCGACCATTGTATCGCGCCAAATCATAGCTAGCATGTGGAATGTTAAGCAAATGACATAACTCAGCAGCACACTTTTCAGACCAATGCTCGCCAGTACCTGGCCTAGAGTACTTAAACAACTGCAAATTTACAGTGTCATCGGAGAAATAGAACCAAAACTTCTCTTTGGTTCCTAACTGTTCAAGATCGTTAGCTACGGGGCTAAGCTCTACCAATTGGTATGGCATCTGACATCCCTGTTTAGCGGATTATGAATAAGTTAGGTTCCATTTTATCCAAACATTGTCAAATACCCTAAGATTTATTAGATGATAGAGCGATACTGTATGTATGTCCAGCAATCAAATCAATATATAACTCTTATATGGCTTAACGCGCGCTCGTATCCCCGCCACGCCTGCCCGCTTTATGTAGTGGTTTTCATGCACCTGCATGATCTACGCAAAAGCCCGCCAGTTCTGGCGGGCCTTAGCAAAAACGATCCTCAAACGATCATGCGATCTCATGCGGCATAGACATGCACTACAGAGCTAACGCCTCGCAAGGGCTCGTTGTTCAACCTTGCTGACGCCAGAAGCAAGTTCAGACGCCAGCAACGTTTCTTAATGCAGCCAGCTGTCGTCTTCCCACACCTTCTGCATAATTTTCATCACTTGTTTTCTTTCTTCGTCCAGTTGCAATCCGGTAAGTTCCACACCGTTAGAGCTACCTTTGCGGATACGAATTACCGTTTTGGGATACAGAGGGCGCAGATTGCGGTAAAGCTCGGATTCAAGAGCGTCCAGGGTAGACTGGCTAATCTTCTGCTCTTTATCGATCATTATTTCAATGCGCATAAAAGTCACCTCAGCTGATGACATCCATTGAGCGGTTGTATTCGTGGGTTCTGATTTTTGCCATGAGTTCATCAGTCAATTCAGAAACCCACTGCAGAGCCAGCCCCTTCTCTTCATCACTACACTCACTAGCCGCTACAAGCTTAAGAAAAAAATCAATGCGCTGGAGCTTCAAAGACTCCAAAAAATAGTCCTGCATCTTTCCTCCTATGACACCACACGCAATACTGTATGCATAACCACTGTTTATATTTACAGTATATAATAATCTTACTGATGTAAAACGTTTTTTTACGTTCATCAGCCTGATATGCCTGGTATTATTAAGAGCACGAATTGTTAACCCGCGTAATTAATACAGGTTCCGCCACTGATCATCTTCCTGCAAACGCTGGTTCCGATAGAAGATACGCAGGCCTGCTCCTGACGGAATACTGCCTCCGCGAAGGAGTAAATCGACCTCTTTCTCGCTGCCATCAAATCCTCTGGACTTCAGCTCATACACGAGCTGCAGTCGCTGATGGTCTGTAATTCGCTGTTTGTAGTCTTTACGCCGTTTCGGTTTCACCAGGCGTAACCTTGCTGCCAGTTCCCGGCGCTCTTTTTTGCTCATACTGTGCAGGTAATCGTGCAACTCCTTGTCATCCATGCTGGTAATGTCCGTTCTGGGGTTCCCATCAGCTGATTTATCTTTCTCCTGTTGGTTCAAATTTTCAGCAAGGGGACAGTTATTGCCACGAGTCCAAGGGGCGCAAGCGCCCTGGTCGGCTGCCGCCTCCTGAACGTCAACGGCCTTACGAACCATTTTCCACTTCACTGCATGAGTGCAGATCTTGCCCTCTGCAATGGGTGACCAGATGCCATAAATACGAATACCGTGATCGCCATAGGCGGTTGGCTCTTCGTTGATTTCATAAGCGGTTCTGATGAGGTGATATTTGCGGGGAACCAGTACGCCGCCCTGCTTCATGATGTAGGTGGCAAAACAACCAGCATCAGCAGCAGCCAGGATGGCATCAAGGCGCGGGTTATCCAGTACCGGCGCACCTGCTTTTTTGTCACCCTGTTGCCTTGCCGCCTGACCAGCCAGCAATCGCAGTTCACGGTAAGCCTGACGCCCCGGAATGCCAAAGAAGCGGAATTGCTGAACACGATGCAGAGACGCCCAGGCATTAACGTATTCAGCGTTATCACGCAGGGATTTACCCGTTTCCTTACTGATCTCGCCAGCCAAACCACGCCCGTCAATATTCTTACTGATATATTTCGCAATGTAGCTTGTCGGCGTTCCTTTGCGCGGGTTTATCAGCTCAGACTTAAAGCGTGGCCCCGTGTTATTGCCCAGCTCCTCGCGGTCTTCACGGATGGCAAACTTACGCAACAATGCAGTAATGGCGCGGCGGTCTTTTTTGCGCATGAAACACAACAGGTGCCAGTGAACTGTGCCGTCATGATGCGGCTCAGCCACCCGCACGCCATACCAGCGCAACCCGGCTTTGTGCATAGCCTTACGAAATGCAGCAAACATGCCGACCAGATAATCGCTGCTTTGTCTTACTGTCGCGTTGGTCCAGGTCGGGTTTGGCCTGCCGTTATTTAGCGTGGAATGGAAACGTGACGGACAGGTGATGGTGTAGAAAACGGCGCAGTCACCACGCATTTCCGCGATAAGCTCCAGGCCTTTAACACAGGCCATCATCTCATTGCGGCGATGCGCCGGGTTGCTGCTGCTGGCGTTTACCACATCCTCCATGTCCAGCGTGTCGCCGTCTTCGTTCACCAGTTCATGAGAACGGAAAAACTCCAGCGACTTACGGCGCTGCTCACGTTTATGCATCACGGCTTCATAGCTGACATAAGGAGATGCTTTTTTGCTGACCAGGCAGACAGCGCGCAACTGCTCTTCCCGCCATTCGCAACGCATCTTCCATAATTTCCGGTACCACCAGTCGGCGCACAACATACGCGCCAGCGAACCCGGAATGAGTTCATAGGGCACGGGTTTACGGCGGTTTCTTTTCCGACGGAGTTGCTCAAACGCAGGCGGGATAACATCCAGACGCAGGGTTTCCGCTGCCACCTTTTCCCATGTCTTGCGGATTTCTTCTGGCTTAACGTCATCGGTGGCATACAAATCACCACAAGCTGCATCAAGGCACATGCTCATATGCGCAGCGACAAGGGTAGACAGGCGCTTCACCTGATCCTGACTCATTTCAGGCAGGATAAGCAGGCCATCCAGCCCTTCATGGCTTGCCATAAAGCGAAAAGAAGCGGATAGCTGACTGTCGCGTACATGCTCCAGTCGTTCCAGACATGGCTTAATCGTCTCACGCAAATAGCGGGAATAAGCCTTTGGCCTGCCCAGGCTGCTGAAGTATTCAATACGTTGCATCAGCGGCTTGCTGATATGGGAAGGCTGGGCATTGACGTCCGCCAGAATGACCATATCTGGATTAAAACGCTGCTGCTCATGCGCCAGCTTTGCCCGACTAATGAGCTTATCCTGCTCCATTTCGCGCTGGACAGGATCACGGGATTCATTAAAGAAATAACGCTCCCAGACCTGATCACTCAGTACCTCGCGGCGCAGGTGTTCCTGTTCGTTATCGGCAGCGTACAGAGCGATCAGGTTTGAAAGCGCAGAAACTGAAGATTGCTCTTCTGTCCCTACGTAAGGATTGATTGCTTTTTTCTCAGCATTCCAGGAATAGCTGTAGTTCATTACGCAATCTCCAGTTCGAGCTGTGATGGCTGCAAACCATTCGACAGCCAATCAGAAACTGAAGGTGGGCGAACAGCTTCAATTGCACCTTTTAAAATTGCGCAACGGTTTTTCAGAATGACAGCTTTCAGCTCCTTTTCCGTCAGATTGCGCGAATACTCAGCCTCCTGAATAGCCCGCGTAAGCTCAGGATATTTGCTATTAAATTTGGGGACATTGCAGGCAAGATTTGTACTGTCGGCAGTCGCCAGTGGGTAATTTCCCAACACACGACCGTCAAGCATGCGCAAACCATGAACAGCTGTTTTGAAATTGTGTCGGCAATAAATTGCTTCAAAAGCGTCCTGCATACGACGATGCCAGTGCGCAGTTCTGATAGCCGCATATTCACCAGACGATCCAAAGCAGACACGAGGCCATTCACGACATAGCTCGATAAGCCGATCGATTGACTCGTGCAGATGCCAGACGGGAGTTGCCTTCCCGTAGAACATTTTCGGAACTTCGTTTATCAGGGCATCATTGCCACGTTCACCGCCGTCCACAACATCAGGAATGACAAAAAAAGCGACCTTAGGATGGTGGTAATAGTTCAGGAGCCATTTATAAAAATCACTCCAGTTAATTTTTAGCCCACGCACCCATGCAGAAAATGCGCCGTTATCAATGCCGACGACCTGAGCGTGCTGAATGGACGCCGCAATCTGATCTGGTCGTACATAGGAGACGAAAGCGCCAGCTCCGCTCACCGCAATACGATGAACGTCGCCAGCACTTCCCCAGACAGGCGTCCCATGGAAATGATGAATTCCGTGGTGCATTTCTTTCACACTTGCACCCCGAAAATAACAGTAGAGTCACGTCCCCTACTAAAATCGGCACTAAACCAATTAGCAGATTTAGTGGCAATCATCTCTGTTGCAAATTTTCCCTCCCCCGCTGCAACGCCGATGCTGCGTTTCGCCCTGATGTAGTGGTGAGTGAAATTACGATAAAGAGACCGGGTCAAAGACGTGTCACTGTTAGAAACAATGACCGGATGTCCTTCAGATGCTCGATGTTCAAGAACGGATGCCAGGTGATACTGGTCATCTTCAGTGAAACCATCAGTGTGATAGCCGGAAAACGTACCGTCATACGGCGGATCGCAATACACCACATCCCCCGCCTTCAACATCGCCAGCGTTTCATCAAAGCTGGCGCAGATAAACGTTGCCCGCTGGGCTTTTTCTGCAAATGCGCGAATTTCTTTTTCAGGGAAATACGGATTTTTATAATTACCGTAGGGAATGTTGAAATGCCCGCTCTTGTTATAGCGACATAAACCACGGTAACCGTGACGATTGAGATACAGGAAATATACCGCTTTCATGAAATCAGTAATTTCAGTGGAGTAATTAAACTCCTGCCTTATGTTATAATAAGCCACCTCCCTGTTTGCGATCTCAAATAAAACTCTGGCGCGAGATATAAACGATTCACAATCAGCGGCAACCTTTTTATAGAGGTTGATTAAATCAGGATTAATATCCGCAACCAGATAGCTGGGGTAATCCGTCTCCATCATCACAGCACAGGAACCCGCGAAAGGTTCAACCAGTCGCGGGCCAGCAGGAAGGTGTTTTTTCAGTTCGGACATTACGGCGGTTTTATTTCCCGCCCATTTCAAGATGGTGCTCATACAGCACCTCCGTTGTAATGTTTGCCTTTCAGCTCTGCGATTTCCTGACATGTAATGCAAAGCTGCACACCCGGAATGGCACGGCGGCGTGCTGGCGGAATTGGCGCTTCACACTCAACGCAAAGCACGCGGGACACGCCCGGCGTTTTGGCACGGGCAGCACGGATATGGCGCTGGCGTTCTTCTTCAACGCGCTGCTGTACGAGATCCATTGCATCAGCCATTAGTGGATCTCCTGCGCTTCGTTCTGGATTGCTTCAGCAGTCACACGCAGCAGTTCTGCCGCTTCCACGTGGTTTAGCTGACGGGATGAGATATGACACGCCAGGCTATCAAGGCGAGCTGCCATTGCTTCAGCCCTTGCCCGGCGTTCTTCCAGACGAGCCTCTGTCAGTAAAATATTAAGCCCTGCGTCATCCGGTCCGGTTTTAGTCGTGAGGGTTTCAATATTACGCATAATCAATTCTCCTGAATTTAGATAAAGGGATGCCCGGCGGGTTTACGCCATTAATTTCATTAGTTGGTTAATTCGGCATGGTTAGCCGTCTGGGAAATAAGCTCACCACTGCACGAAAATGATTCATTGCTTTAATCAGCTCCCGCTTTTCGTCAGTGGTCAGCTCATTAATGCTGATGCTATGACGTTCAGCTGGAATTTTTGCCATAAAGAATATGGCAGCCAGTGCTCGTTTATTTTGTTCATTATTGATATCCCGTGGATCACGCATATCTTTAATAAACCGCTCAAGCTCTGACTCAATATTCAGGCCAAAAACTTTCGCCCTTAACTCCGCAATGTGATTAAGTCCATTCAGGCGTTCACCGGGGCTTAATGGAACAGTTGCCGCAGCGCCTTCAATAGCCATTTGTTCCCCCGTTTTTTCGTAGATAGTTCTGCCAGCAATTCATCCTGTGAACGGCACGGATGCCAGCGTTTACCATCCTCCCCCATGATCCAGCCGTGACCGTAGTGCATTGCCGGGCTTTGTTTTACCAGCAGCGATGCAAATGATGGTTCTTTCGTCAGCATAAGCACCTCACAGCAAACCGAATGAAGCACCGAGGCCAGTAACGGTATCAACTGCACTCGCCATCGCAGGATTAGCCTGTAAACGGGCCTGCAATGAAACAGCGGCCAGCGCCATCAGCCGTGTTACAGAGTTAATGCTGCTGATAGCATCACGACGACCTGCACTGGTTTTTACATCGCCGGATACCGCACCTGCAGCAACACGCCCGATCTCTGCGGTTGCACTCATGACATAATGCGGCAGTTTCTCTTTTGCCACCTCATTAATCGGTACACATGGCAGGCAGTGAATCTGTGCCAGAAAGCCATCTACCAGCGTTGAATCTTCAGTCAGATCGGTAAGCAACCAGATTTCTGGTGCGGTTAATAAATGAGGTTGAGCTGGGTTCAGCTTGTTCCGCAGAATCTGTACATTCATGCCTGCACGTTCTGCCAGTTGCACCAGGTTGTGGCGCAGTGCGAATGCACGACAAGCTTCGTCAAAATGTGGATGTTTGGAAACTTGGTAATCAAACATAGTCGACACCCCTGATGTATCCCAAAATGGAACTAGTTGAATACAACATTGCAATCAGTAAGTGCATCAACGGTAAGAGCAGCAAGGTTGATCATTACCTTTTCTCTTTTCTTGTCTTTCCGAAGGCGATGGCGAGGGATGCGACCATCAGCCAGCATATCGTTGATGGTGTCGATAGAAAGACCAGTAAGTTCGCTATAACGCTCAATTGTGACATGTGGCGTATTCAGAGTTATTGAAATGTTAGGGGTCATGATGCAACATCTCCTATTGGCTTGTGGTGAGCCTGTAGTAATCGTGACAAGTACCCAAATGGGGACAAAATTGATACTAGGATCGCAAAAGAGATATGTCAACATCAAAGTACCCAAATGAGATCAAAATAAATCCCAATAAAGGTGGTAAGGCTGCGATTGAGCGATTAGTCGAAGCTTATGGCTTTACGACACGACAGGCTTTAGCTGATCACTTGGAAGTATCAAAAAGCACTCTGGCGAACAGGTATTTGCGGGATACGTTTCCTGCAGACTGGATAATCCAATGTGCTCTTGAAACAGGAACCTCACTGAAATGGTTAACCACCGGGCAAGGCCTTAAGCAAAGCTCGCTGACAGCAGCTACAGAAGAGCTTGCCAAGTTTCGCCTTACCGCAGGCAAAATGATTGAAGATGGTTCATATGTCTTCGATTCATCATTTCTTCCTGCAAATCTTTCATCACCAATTGTTATTCAGGATGGGCTCGTCACATACATTTGTGATCAAAAATTTTCTGAAGTACTTGATGGGCACTGGTTAATCAACATCGACGGAACCTATTCCATTCGAAAAATCACAAAGCTTCCAAAAGGTATGATTAAAATTACAAGTACAGAGAATAGCTTTGAATGTGCATTTTCTGATATTGAAGTAGTTGCTTGTATAAGAAGTACAATAGTTTCAAATTAATATAGTAAAAGGATTTAAAAATGAATTCATTTTCCATCGTTATATTCTTATTAGCATTTCTCGCCCCCATTCTAGCTGTAATATTATTTAAGCAAAGCAAAAAACATAAAGCGGCTATAAATACCTTGACAGCTAACAACATAGCCCTTTCCAACCAACTGAAAGAAAATCAAGAAGAATTAGCACAGACTGTACGAGATCTATCAGAGCTTGAAGGACGAGCTGCGCCATTATGGCAATACGCAGAATTGCACAGCGCAGTGATGGAAGCAGAGAATAAGATAAAAAATGCAGACTCAATAGCCAGGCAAAAAATAGAAGAAGCCCAAATAAAGGCTGCTAAGACAGTAAACGAAGCAAATTATCAAGCTCAGATAAAAATAAGCAACGCTAATAGCGAAGCTATAGCAATTACTAAAGACGCTCGCGATGCACGCCTGAAAGCTAAAGAACGTCTTGATAATGCCAATAGTAAAGCAAATGAGCTGATCTCAAATGCTAATGACAATGCAGTGAAAATTATTTCCGATGCAGAAGAAAGAGCAAAAGAGATTGCTGGTTCAGCATATGAAGCTAAAGAGTTTGCAGAAAAATATGAAGCAGTTGCCAAATCAATGAAAAATAAAATTGAAGGTTATGGTGATGAATGGATCATCCCTAACCGTAGCGTTCTCGATGAATTGGCAGAAAATTATGAGTTTACAGATGCAGGTAAGGAATTACAAAAAGCCAGGGAGTTAACAAAATCATTAATAAAAACTAATAAAGCTGCTTCGTGTGATTATGTTGAACAAAACAGGCGTAATACTGCTATCAACTTTGTTTTAGATGCCTTCAATGGAAGAGTTGACAGTATTTTATCAAAAGTCAAACACCACAATTTTGGAAAACTTTCCCAAGAGATAAAAGATGCGTTTCAACTTGTAAATTACAATGGTTCTGCCTTTAGGTCCGCAAAAATAAGTGACATCTATCTTCAAGCTCGACTCAACGAGCTAAAATGGGGAGTTGCAGTTAATGAAATTATGCTCGAAGAAAAAGAAGAGCAAAGAAGGATTAAAGAACAACTTCGTGAAGAGGAAAGAGCTCGTAGGGAGTATGAAAAAGCGATAAAAGAAGCTGAAAAAGAAGAGAAAGCTATTCAGCAAGCTATAAATAAAGCAACAAAAGAGCTTATGCTTGCAAATGAAGAACAACGCTTAGCTTTAGAGCAAAAAATAGCTGAACTACAGTTAAAATATGAAGAAGCTGAAGCTAAAAACCAACGAGCTATTTCTATGGCTCAACAAACTAGATCAGGCCACGTTTATATAATTAGTAATATTGGCTCATTTGGCGAAGATGTATATAAAATTGGAATGACACGCCGCCTTGAACCACTTGATCGTGTTCGTGAACTCGGTGATGCTAGTGTTCCTTTTTCGTTCGATGTTCATGCGATGATTTATAGTGATGATGCACCATCATTAGAAAATCATCTGCATAAAGTCTTCAACGAAAAACAGGTCAATAAAATTAACTCACGAAAAGAGTTTTTCAACGTAAATATTAAAGAAATTAAGTCTGTTATTGAAGATATGAACATCAACGCACAATGGACAATGTTTGCGGAAGCGAAAGAATATAGAGAGTCACTGGCGATTGAGCAAGAGCGCAAAGCAGCAACTTCCGCCAACGATGAACTGCATGTTGCTTAGCAATGTATGTTTCATAGTAATCACACATTGATTACTGGTTGTATATACAGTTAAATTTAGCCCTCTGATATGAGGGCTTTTTTATGGCAGTACGAAAACTCACCACAGGAAAATGGCTTTGCGAATGTTACCCCGCCGGACGTAGTGGACGTCGTGTGCGTAAACAATTCGCCACCAAAGGCGAAGCTCTGGCTTTTGAGCGTCACACGATGGAAGAAACCGAAGCAAAGCCCTGGCTGGGTGAATCAGTGGATCGTCGAACACTGAAAGACGTGGTTGAACTATGGTTCAAACTACATGGTAAATCTCTGACAGCTGGGCAGCATGTCTATGACAAATTGCTGTTGATGGTTGACGCTCTGGGCAATCCTCTTGCAACCGATCTCACCTCTAAAATGTTTGCCCACTATCGAGATAAACGCCTGACAGGCGAGATCTACTTCAGCGAGAAATGGAAGAAAGGAGCAAGCCCGGTCACCATTAACCTGGAGCAAAGCTATCTAAGTAGTGTTTTTAGCGAACTATCCCGTCTGGGCGAATGGTCGTATCCGAACCCACTGGAGAACATGCGAAAATTCACCATCGCAGAAAAAGAGATGGCATGGCTTACCCATGAGCAGATTGTTGAATTGCTGGCTGATTGCAAACGTCAGGACCCAATTCTGGCACTGGTAGTTAAGATATGCTTAAGCACAGGCGCACGCTGGCGTGAAGCCGTAAATCTTACTCGCTCACAGGTGACCAAATACCGAATTACCTTTGTCAGAACGAAGTAGAAGAAAAACAGAAGCATCCCTATCAGTAAAGAGCTTTACGAAGAGATCATGGCGCTTGATGGGTTCAATTTCTTCACAGACTGCTATTTTCAATTTTTATCAGTGATGGAAAAAACGTCTATCGTGCTCCCTCGCGGTCCACTCCCACCCCCCCTCCGCCTCTCCCTCATCCACACCTCCCCGCCCCCGCCCCGCAGCCCCCCCCCGCACCCCGCCCCCCCCCCCCCCCCCCCCCCCCCCCCCCCCACCCCCCCCCCCCCCCCCCCCCCCCCCCCCCCCCACACCCCCCCCCACCCCCCCCCCCCCCCCCCCCCCCCCCCCCCCCCCCCCCCGCCCCCGCCCCACCGCCCGCCGCCCCCCCCCCCCCCCCCCCCGCCCCCCCCCCCCCCCCCCCCACCCCCCC